CCCAAGGAACTTAACACTTAATCGATCGCTCTTATCTCCTGATAAGATTGTAAATGTATCGTTACTTTGATACCTACTATAATCTGCTAATCCACAAAAGACATTTAGATTTCCTAAACTGTAGTCCGTAATCATCGCTATACGGTTATCATTAATATCAAATCCGAGATTTGTTGCGGTGCTTGGGTCAAACTGAATCAGGCATCCTACACCTAAGCCCGTTTCATTTATTCTCTGCGTGAGTATGCGCTTCCAATTCTTATTGGCCGCATAAACTTTTTCTCTGAAGTCTTGGAGGCTGGGACAGTTTGGCCTTTTGTGGTTATAGCTTTTGCAAAAGGAGCATTGTGGCTTTTTGCGTTTCCTTCGTGCCTTGGCCTTTCTCTCTTCTCTTCTTTTAATTTCGCACAACGCTTCATGTTCTGTGCGATTGCATATGTAACTTGGGTTGGCGGATATTTTTTGAAGTGCAATGTTAGCTTTTTGATCCACCAGCTTACACGTTGTAATATTGTGGCCAAGTGTGTGGCAAAAACTGCACCTAACCCTCCCATTACCCCAGTAGAAGCCTTTCATTTGGATCCTCCTCGGAAGGACTTTCTAAAATAGTCCAATGCCTTAGTGGCAACTGCTTTTGTCTCATACACCATTAATTCCTTATCATCGGATATTTTGAGAGCAAACAGTCCCAAGTCATAATCCTCTAATTCGCTATACTCGCTAATGTGTCTTTTCGTAATTTTAAATATTGTCATAGTTTACTCCCATTCCCTTACAGGGACTTCAAATTTATTTTTAACAGACCCGATCGGGCAAAATATTATTATTAATCTCCAGCCCATGAACTTGGGTGGTAGGTGTTTTTTCCATGGAAAATCCATGTTCTCATGAGGGTTCTCTTTTTCGATATATACGCTCATGTGTGTGCTTGTATCATCACTATCCTTCTTTACAAAGAAGGCCCCGTCAGTGTGGTCGGGTAACTCCTCCATAAGAGCCTTTTTTACTTCCTCTTCAGGAGCCTTAGCTCCAGTCCAATAAATGTGTGCCATATTTTCCTCCATCAAATTTAATTAGCAACTGTCTCCATTTTAGGGTTCTTTTGTCTCTATACTTGCCTGTCATCCAGTGAACCCATACATATTCAGGCTTCAGGGCCTCTTGTACTACGATGCCCAGTCCAGCAAGTGTGCGACCAACTACAAGGTCGCCAACTTCGATCACCTATCCCTCGTATTCAAGTAACTCTTGAAACAAACAGCACCGCACAGGGCGCAAATTATAGCAAATAGATAACTACCCGCTAAGACATTTAGTAGTCCGAACCATACGTTCAAAAAGAAACAGAACAGACTAAAATATGGATGTTGTAATAACTTCATTATTTCCTCCTTCATATATCCACTATCATGATTTGTTAATTTTGTCAAGCAAAGAGATGTCAATTAAATGTTTTTTACCTGATTCGCACCATTCAACCTTACAAACCTTAATGCCGTACATAAAATCAACGTGCGTAGTCACAATGCCATAGAACCCATGTACTCTATGTGTAACCAGATCTCCCTTCTTTAATTCCAAGACTCCCCCTTCTCCTCTAAGAAGTGAGAAAATTGTCTCAAAGTTGAGTTTAGCATCTCGTCGAGTTCATCATTCTCGGCCTTTGCTTCAGGATCCTCACTAAGAACTTCAAGGCTATTTGCTGCCTGCACCATCATATAAACAGACTCGTACAGATTGACATTCTCTGCAAACACCTTTATGTTTTTTGCAGCCTGTTGAAAGGGCGGTAGTTTCTTTTTTTCTGACATAATTTTCTCCTTGTATAATTGTTATAACATACTTATAACTATTTGTCAAGTGGATAAAATTTTAATTACACCCTGTTTAACTAATTTAATAAACGTGCTCTCCGCAATGATCTGCAAGTCGCCATCATTGTAAGCAATTTCATAATTTTTACGCCATTTTATGGCCGAGACATCAGTCTTTAGCGCACCAGAAGATAGGGTTCTGGTGATAATACCTAATTTCCCCATATCCTCGATTAAAGTGCCTACTAAATAACTAAATTCCTCATCATCACTCACTGTTCAAAACCTCTTTTAGAAACTTTCTACTGATAAAATCAAGCCTACCAGCATAAACAATGTTTTCTTCAATCTCTGGGATTCCCACGAATGGATTCATTTCCACAGCAACTGCGGATAATACCCCGACCGCACGTCCCTTGTTGTCAAAGATGACAGACCCAGACGACCCGGGCAGTGCGAATGATTGTAAAATAAGATTATGTGATGATTGCTTTGAAACCATCCCCTGAAGAACCATTTTCCCCAAATGCGATGGATAACCAGCGTACCTAATTATGGTTCCAACCTTATTATTCTCCGTATTGATCTTAAGTTTTATTGGTTTTGTGTAAAATAGCTCACCCATTGGTCTTATAATAGCTATATCTCTTGCCTCACTAACCCAGACAGTCTCCGCCTTGACTATCTCTAAACCGTCCTTAATCCACACTTCACCGCCGTCTACTACGTGTGCAGCAGTAATAATAAATTTGTGCCTACCATGCTTAAAATAATTACCAGAAGCGTGCCCCGCATCAGTAGAATTCTCCTTGATAACCAATTTAACAGATGAACTCACACTTTTATCAAGTTTACTCGCAACCTGAATGGCGTGTTCATCGCCCTCAACCAACATGTCATCCGAGGTGTCCAGCATCGGCATAACACATGAAAATAAAAATAACAACATAATTTGTCCCCCTTTAGTAACTATGGAGGGAAAACAAAAAGGGCCAAAGACTTGCGTCAATGGCCCATGTAGGAGGGTAGTAGGTGCTTCAATCACCTATCAGTGTAAGATTTTTTATACTGGCTGGTCTGCAAATAATCTTGTTGCTGTTTTCATCAACAAAGATCCAGAAGCCTCTGTGCTCTCTTACAAACTCACAATCGGTGTTGTAATAACCATCTACCCATTCGATGGAATACATCTTACCTTCTTTAGGATCTTCCATAGTTATCTTCTAACCTCACAACATCGTTTATCTCTGGTGTGGAAACCTCAATAAGTTTTACGAAGCCATCGGGTGGAGCGATAAACCTATGAATTGTGTTTGGCTTGATCCTCATGGCCTCCCCTTCTCGGAGTACATGCGTGAATAATTCGTCGCCTTGCCCAATCTCAACCAACAAAATGCCGCTTAAAACAAAAACTGTTTCATCTTTCACTTCGTGATACTGTCTGGATAGCTTTTGCCCTCTCTTGATAAACAGAATCTTTCCTAAATACTTATCGTTCACCGCCCATCGGTTTTCGTGGCCCCATGGTTTATTGATAATCATTTCTCCTCCAAATACTTTTGTAGGTCAGTGAAGCCACCTATAAAGATTTCATCATTGTTCTCTGTGTGTCTCTCGACTATCATGGGAACTGTCTCCCAATTGAACTTTGCTTTTATAAATGCCAACAAAGCATCCGATTGATCCAGACAACAAAACATAAATTGTTCCTCTTTCTCAATCAATAACTCCTTGGCATGAACACAAAAAGGACATTCAGTCCATGCGTATACTTGAAAATATCTCATAGTTAGTCCCTCAATACCTTTCTGCTAGATAACGCCTGTGCTTGCCAAATCTTTGTTTGGATCAAGTCAGGAGTTCCCACAACCACTATCTCTCTGGAATCAGATAGTCTAATGTTCGTGAAGGTGGCATCGGATCTTAAATCCAAACCCAGCTTACCTTCCATGAGCAAAGACTTGTACTCTCTGTTCTCTGACATAAATGAGATCTGTCCTATGTTTAGGGAGATCTCTGTTAGGTAATGTCTGCTTTCGTTATTGTGGTGGCGTTCGGAGATTCTAAATAATTTTACGAACACTTTTACCTCCAATCAGTTGAAGAAACTTCTTCTCAACATAAATGACTTCATCGTTAACCAAGAGTTTTGCCATTTGATCCGAACTCTCCAGCACTATTGCTAGTGATGGTACGTTCAATACAGCAATTGGCAAAGGGGCTTGCATGCCCTCTTGGTTTACTACTGTCCCCTGTGGTATACGAACTAAGTCACCGTTAACTAGCATCAGGATCTGCCTCCGTCATAGGACTCTGAACATCTGGGCCGTTTGTCTTTTCGTTAGCTAACACAAAGCCCTTCAGGATCATTTGATAATTGTTCAAAATTTTATCAATGTCGTGTAGCTTACTCCTTGCTTGGTCAACCAAGTTCTCGGACATTTTTGCATTGTCATGATTGATTTTCAAAAGATCTTTGGCAATGTTTAATAACTGATGCACCTCTTTTAGATTGATACGATCTAACATATCATTTATTTGTTCTGGAACCTTTTCTAATTCGATTCCATAAGATATTTTTACTTCCATTTTTACTCCATTATTAGTTTATAAATTGTTGCGGCAACAAGACCTGTTACCGTTGTGGCAATAGTCCATAAAATTTTAGTTACGTTAGCCTTCCACGACTCCAAATCCTTTATCCTTTCATCAAGGTCACGAATTCTTGTATAAAGTCCAGAATCAGGATTATAAATAGCCGACTTAACATCTTTAATATCATTATGCAAGTCCTCCTGCTTCTGAACCATTACTTTGAGTTCGTTGTTTATTCCAACTAAGGTTATTCTTAGTGATTGTAAATCGTCTGCATTCATGAGTAGTCTCCGTAACTAATTAGTTCCTTTATGAAACAATCGCATGACTTGTGGTTATGAGAGTCGAAGCCACAGAAACAGCGTTCTGTAATGCACATCGAGTAACCTTAGCAGGATCAATGATGCCGCTATCAAACATGTTTACGTCCTTGTTAGTCATGAAATTATAGCCGCAATTCACTTCAAGCATGCCAACCCTCTGTACAATGAGATCCGGCGAAATTCCTGCATTTATGGCCATCTGACGCAATGGTTCTTCCACTGCATCAAGTACCACCTTGGCTCCAATTGCTTGTTCTTCATTTTCTGTTGCGACATGCAAGTTCGATGAAGATCTCAACAAAGCGATTCCACCACCAGCAACGATTCCCTCTTCCTGTGCAGACCTAACGGCCTCCAAAGCATCATCAATTCGGTGCTTCTTCTCAATCATCTCAACTTCAGTGGCTGCACCGACTCTGATTACAGCAACGCCAGAAGCTAAGCGTGTTATTCTTTCTTGTATTCGCTCACACTCCTTGAGAGACTCTGTGTTTGCGATCTCGACCTTCAATGATTCGATAACCTTCTCAATTTCTTCATGGTTACCTTTGCCACCAATTAACGTAGTCCAGCCCTTATTTATGGAAACAGACCTGCTTTGGCCAAAATGGCTCAATTGCACCTGCTTTAGCTGTAGTCCGTTCTCACGTGTAATAAACGTAGCACCAGTGGAGGAGCAGGTATCTTTTAAGATGTTCCTTCTCTCCTCTCCGTACCTCGGTGGCTTAATAGCCGCTACCTTCATTGTTCCCCGAACAGCGTTCGCAATAACAGCAGCTAAGGCTTGGCCTTCCATGTCTGCGACGATAATCAATGGCCG